TTATTTTGAATGGTCAAGCGATTACGACATGATCGACGATTCCCCTAAATTTTGGGCAGGCGCGGCGATGGCTAATCCGGCACTGGGCCACACAGTCCACATCGACAACCTAAAATCGGTCATGAACGATCCGCCGGATGTCGTCCGCACCGAAGTCTTGTGCCGTTGGGTACAGACAATCGACAGCGCGATCCCGTCTGGCGAATGGGCTGAGTGTGCAATCGATGGGATAGATTTAGACTTGGAGAGGACTGTCTGGCTTGGGCTGGACTGTTCACCGGATCGAAAGAACGCGGCGCTTGTCGCAGCGCAGCACATGGATGACGGTCAATTCTTGGTCAAGCTGTTGCACACATGGCACAATCCCATTTCGCTCGATGACAAATCAATCGCCAATGACGTGGCCGAGTATTATCGAAAAATGCCGGTCGAGGTCGTAGCATTTAGCAAGCGAACATCGTCGGCGATTGCATCGAGGCTCGTCCCAGCTGGAATCCCGATCGCTGACATTGATGGCGCACTGTACGGACAAGCGTGCGACGAATTCTTAGGAGCGGTCACATCGAAGAGATTGAGGCACATCAATCAGCCAGAGCTGACGAAGCAAGTGCTATCGGCGGCCAAGCTACGATTTGGGGATGGTGGCTGGATCATCGGTCGGAGAGCATCACAGTCCACTGTCTGCGCGACGGTTGCCAGTGCGCTAGTCACGCATTTCGCGACACGCGAAGGGACGGATCTTGACATAATGGTATTTTGAGAGTACCGATCAAATAAAATTCACGCATGGGATTATTCGATCGCCGTTCAAAGCCTATGCCGGATGACCAAGTCATCGACGCATCACTCGCGCCTGTAAATTCGCTTGACTCAATCGGCGCACCTTATTTCGGCGGCGTGCAAAGCGCATCGAGAAGTGACGCGATGGGCGTGCCGGTAATCGCTCGCGCTCGCGGAATTATTTGCAGCACTGTCGCATCGCTACCCTTGGAAACGAAAGTCAAGGGCACAAATGAGCGCGTCGGATCGGTGCGTGTTATCAATCAGCCAGATCCACGCATCACTGGCGCAGAATTTTGGGCATGGATTAGCGAGGATTTACTATTTCGTCCAGCTGCGTATTGCATGGTCATGTCCAGATATGCGGACACGGGTCGCATTCAATCGATGGAGCGTGTAGCACCTGAGCGCGTCGGCGTATTCACAAACGCCAATGGCACACAGATCGAAAGCTACACAGTGGACGGCGTACCTATCGCGCCGGATGATCTTGTCGTATTTGGCAACATGCAAGAAGGCTTACTTAATCGCGCAGGCCGTACAGTGAGAGCAGCTCACGCGCTAGAGCGTGCCGGATTAGATTTTGCACAGAATCCAGCGCCACAAATGATTGTCAAAACAAACGGCACAAATTTGCCCAAGGAAAGATTGCAAGCGCTGAAAGAAACATTCCTCAATCGCACAAGCAAATCGATCACAGTGTTAAATGCTGACGTGTCACTGGATACTGTCGGATTCGATCCGAAGCAAATGCAGATGAACGAAGCCAGACAATATTTGGCTTTGGAATTATGCAGGGCGATCGGATTGCCGGCATGGTTCGCATCAGCTGATCCATCATCAATGACATATTCCAACGCTGTCAATCAGCGACGCGATTTGATTGATTTCTCAATTCGTCCAATCCTGACAATCATTGAGCAGCGCTTATCACTCACGGATTTCACCCCAGCCTCACAATATATCCGTTACAACTTGGACGATTTCTTGCGTGGCAATCCTTACGAGCGCGCGCAAGTGTATGAAATTCTCAACCGCATCGGAGCAATGAGTCCAGAAGAAATCAGAGAAATGGAAGATCTAGTGTCATGAAGCTAACCACACCAATCCAGATCACGGCAGCCGATTCCGATTCACGGACAATCACCGGACGCATCGTGGCATTTGATGAAGAAGCAAACGCATCGACCGGCAAAGTAGTATTTGCAAAAGGTTCGATCGAGCCTGCCGACGTATTTCTCAATCTTGAACATGATCGCACACGCAGGATCGGGCGCAGCATGTCCATGTCAATGGATGGCGATTCAGCGATAAACGCGACATTTAAAATCAGTCAGACACAAGCAGGCAATGACGCACTGATCGAAGCGATGGAAGGACTACGCGATGGGATGAGTGTGGAGCTGGCCGTCGAGGATTATGTACAGGAAAAGGGCTATATGAAAGTCCTCAAAGCAGAATTGACAGGCGTGGCACTTGTATCAGAGCCAGCCGTAAGAAGCGCACGCGTCACCGAAGTCGCAGCGATGGAAGATGAAGAAGAAGATGATCTCGAAGATGATCTCGAAGAAGATTCCGATTCCGACTTGGAAAAGGATGCAACATCAACAGAAAAGGACGATGAAGTGGAACACACCGTTACACAAGCGGAAGCCGTCGAAACGGTCGAAGCCGCACAGTCAGTCACAGCCGCCGCAACAGTCGGCGGATTCACAGCCAAGCCACGATTGGATTTCTCAGCTACCAAGCAGCTCGAAATGACAATCAAGGCGACACTCGGATCAGAAGATGCACGTGCTTATGTACGCGCGGCAGCTGATACCACAGACAACGCAGGCTTGGTCCCTACACGCCAGCTCACCACCGTCATCAACGGGCTCGCAAACGCGACGAGAAGCAACATCGATGCGATTTCTAGAGGAACCCTGCCTGACGCTGGCATGACCTTTGAGATTCCAAAGATCACAGCGCTACCAAGCATCACAGTCGAAGCCGAAGGCGGCACACTTGCAGATGTCGATCAGACATCAGAATTTCTTAGCGTGTCAGTAGCTAAGTACTCAGGACAGCAGACATTCAGCGTCGAGCTATTCGATCGCTCATCACCACTCTTCATCGATGAGCTCATGCGCAACATGGCCGCACAGTACGCAAAGGTCACAGACACAGCCGTAAATGCTGCGCTTGTATCTGGCGCTACAGCTGACGCGACAACCATCACAACATATCCAACAGCTGCCGAACTACTTGGCGTCATCGCTCGCGGTGCTGCATCAGTTTATGCAGGCACACAGGGCTTTGCACGCAATATCATCATGAACACATCCCAATGGGCAAACGTGATGACACTTAACGATTCAGGTCGTCCAATCTACAACGCAGCACAGCCACAAAATGCGGGAGGATCTGTCCGTCCGGATTCAATTCGTGGAAACGTTGCCGGACTTGATCTTTACGTCACAGCTAACACAGCGGCGACAACAGACACCGATGGATCGATCTTGATCGTCAATCCAGACGCTTATACATGGTACGAGTCACCTACTTATCAGCTACGCGCTGACGTAGTGAACACCGGCCAGATCAATATCGCGATGTATGGCTATGGCGCAATCGCGACCAAGGTCGCAGCTGGCGCTTTCAAGGTTAATAAAACCTCATAATCGCTACCAATTAGACATGGGTCGCGTCGCTCCCGACGCGGCCCAGTAGATGAAGGGATGGGCTCATGTCAGCAATCGTTACAGCGTCACAGCTGCGATCAATTCTTGGCGTGAGCTCATCACTTTACAATGACGCATATTTAGATGAAATCATCGATACAGCTGAAGGCGTTATCTTGCCTATGCTGACACAAAACACGACAGCGATCGTCAGCTATAAATTGACATCCAATGTCGCATATTTTTATGTAAGAGAGCCACACACTTTCGTGGCTGGCCAGTCAGTAATCGTCACAGGATTGCCGTCACCATTTAGCGCGACACATACAGTCCTGTCATCGGATGAACTATATTTTACGGCCGCGCTAACAAATGCAGATGTCAAGATCCGTCAGATCATTCCAAACGGCATCGCAACACTATCCGGCTATGGCGCGGCCACACTTTACATTGGAAATCCAAACGTAGAGAGCGCGATCCTTGCGGTATCCGTTGAAGTATTCCAAAGCCGTACAGCGGCAGGCGGTCAGATCGAAGGCGTCGATTTTGGCGTTACGCCGTACAGAATGGGCCGCAGCCTCACAAACAGGTGCATCGGGCTCCTTGGTAATTTGGTCGATACTCGATCGATGGTGAGCTGATGCCAGCCTCATCGATAGCCGTCAATGTACGCGGCACGCTAAAAACAGCGATTCAAAGCGTCGCAGCCAATACCTATAACAGCGTCCCAGAAGCGCCGATCGTGCCATTCGTGGCAATCGTGCCGACAAACCCTTATTTGGAATGCAACCTCATCGGCACATCGACCCGTGTCAAGGTCAATCTTGTCTTGACTGTCGGCGTCGCTATGCACTCAAACGCGGCAGCGCTCGACAATATCGAGCAGCTAGTCATGAGCATTCTGGCGGTTATTCCGTCAGGCTACACGGTCGGATCCGTGTCTAATCCAACCCCGATCATGATCGCAGCGTCGGAAATTCTGGCGTGCGAGATTGAACTATCAACGCAATACACTCAAACAAACTAGGAGAAAAAATGCCAACGACCGTCATCACCGGACGCGATCTTGTACTGACGATCGCTGCCGCAAATTACGACGCACAAGCGTCATCAGTAACATTGAGCAATGAGCACACCATCGAAACGTATCAAACACTCGACGGCCGTGCATATAAGGCAATCGATGACCAATGGACACTGGAAGTCGAAATGCTCGCTGACTGGGGCGTGAGCTCATCACTATGCGAGGCAATGTGGACAGCGTGCGAAACCGCACCAAATACCACTTTGGCCGTATCACTCACAGCTGTCACTGGCGCGGTATTTACTTGCAACGTGTTGCCGGTATTCCCATCAGTCGGCGGTGCAGCACCGGACGCGCAGACAGTATCGCTATCATTGACAGTTGTCGGCGTACCAACCGAAAACTTTAGCTAAGAGATAGGAATCGGGAGCAAATGAAAACAAACATCACAATCGAATACGTGTCAGGGGAGTCGGCCACATACGTGGCCGCTCCACCTGAGTGGTGCAAATGGGAGAACAAAACAGGCCACACGATCACGCAAGCGGCAGACAAGATCGGGATTTCCGATCTTCTATTCTTGGCATATCACGCCATGAAGCGAGAAGCCGCTGGCAAGCCTGTCAAGCCTTACGAGGCTTGGATCGAAACAGTGTCAGACATACAGACAGGCGAACCCGAAAGCCCAAAAGCTACGCCGTCGGAAGCCTAAATCGCACCATCGTGGAATTGGCCTTGGCCACAAATATCCCGATGAGCGAGTGGCAAACGGCGGAGCAGATCATCACGGCGATCGAGATTCTGGAGAAGCGAAATGGCAGCTAAGGCAGGCAAGGGAACGATTGCCATTGAAGTCGAGCCTGCCGAATTGCGTGATCTATTGCGCCTGTTGGGATCGCTACCGAAAGAATCGCAAGATGAGATCCGCACCAAAGCGCTGGCACTATCTCAAAGATTTGCCGGTCAGCTGTTGCAATTTGCACAGTCATCACCTACGCCACAGGCGGTCAAGGTAGCCGAATCAATATCTCCAAAGCGCGATCGATTGATCCGCGTCGATGTCGGTGGCCCGAAGAAGGTCGGACGCAAATGGGGCGGCGAGAAGCGAAAGAGCGGCAGCGTCGTCAAGCAGCAATCGGCATCAGCTGGCGCACTACTTTGGGGATCAGAATTTGGATCACATCGCGGTCAGGATAAGGCAGGCCGCGCATATACCGATCGATTCAAAGCGCCTTACAGAAAATCAGGCTACTGGATCAATCCTGCGATGGATTACTACATCCCAATCATCGCGCGAGAGTATTCTCAAATGGTGCAGGATGTAGCTAAGAAAGCAGGGCTCGACTGATGGCTGGCATTCCTAAAGTAAAGATTACATTCGACGCTGATCTGGATGGCTTACGCAAAGGCGTCAATGGCGCATCGACTGAGGTCAGTGGATTCGGCGATAAGGTCAAGAAATTTGGCAAGATTGCAGGCGCGGCATTTGCCGCCGCTGGCGTTGCCGCTGCCGCTTATGCTGGAAAGCTATTGGTCGATGGCGTAAAGGCTGCGATCGAGGATGAAGCAGCACAGGCGAAGCTTGCAACCACACTCACAAATGTCACGGGCGCGACAAATGCACAGATCGCGGCGGTCGAGTCCCAGCTACTTAAAACATCATTACTCACTGGAATCACCGACGACGAATTGCGTCCGAGTTTTGAGAGGTTGGTTAGAAGTACACAGGATTCTGAGCAAGCCTTGAAGCTGCAACAGCTTGCCCTTGACATCGCCGCCGGAAGCGGAAAATCGCTCGAATCGGTGAGCAACGCATTGGGCAAGGGGCTGGATGGATCGACGGCATCGCTGGCAAGATTAGGGATTGGCTTAACAGCCGCCGAATTAAAGTCCATGACAATGGAAGAGATTACGGCCAAGCTTGCCGAAACATTTGGCGGACAGGCCGCGCAACAGGCTGACACATTTGCCGGCAAGATGGATCGGCTCAAAGTCGCATTTGCAGAAGGTAAAGAAACCGTCGGATCTTTCGTGCTGGACGCAATCACACCGATGGTCAGTGGATTCGTTAATAACGTAATACCTACCATCCAGAAATTAGCCGAAGAGCTAGGGCCAAAGCTCACGCCAATATTCACAGCGCTCACAGAATACATCCGCGATTTCGTCATTCCAACATTTCAAGCCATTTGGCAATTCATCACAGAATTCGTTATCCCTGCGATCGGTAGCGTGTTATCGCCAATCATCGATGGATTGCGATCAGCATTTGAGAAGGTCACATCCAAGATTGGCGAAAACGAAGAGAAGCTAAGGCCGCTATTGGCATTATTTAAGGTCATCGCCGCATTCGTGCGCGATGTATATGCGCCAGTCTTGGGCAAGATTTTGGGCGCGGCATTCAACACACTTGGCTCAGCCATCGGCATCGTCATCGGACTATTTGCCAACCTTGTTGATGTCGTAAACAAGGCATTCAACGCAATCAAATCGATCGTCAATTTCATCAAGAATAATCCAGTGACGCAGGCACTTGGCGGCGTCATCGATAACGTATTCGGCGGCGGTAGGGCTTTAGGTGGCCCAGTCAATCGTGGCACGTCATACGTGGTCGGCGAGCGCGGCCCAGAGCTGTTCGTCCCTACGACTAGCGGCAAGATCATCCCAAATGGCGGAATGGGCAGCGGCGGCGGATCGGTCATCAATCTCACAGTGAACGGGGCGATTGACGCCGAAGGAACAGCACGCACGATCATCGATGTACTTAATCGCTCCACATCGCGCGGCACACTTGGCGCAGGACAGTTCAGCTATTCATGACGATCTTCAATCCTGAATGGCGTGTCACCATCGATGGCCAGATCTACACCGACGTTATTCTTTCAGGCGTATCGATAACCTCAGGCCGCACCGACATCTACTCTCAGCCCGTTGCCGGATATTGCTCATTGACGGTCATCAATCTTGACAATTCAGTATTCCCATTCAATGTCAATCAAGGCATGACGCTACAGCTTAAAGATTCGACAGATACTTATCGCACGATATTCGGTGGCAACATCACCGACGTCACGCTCGAAGTGGTATCCGCTGGCGGATCAGGCATCGCCACAGCTGCATCGCTCACAGCGCTCGGAGCCTTGTCCAGATTGCCAAAAGCATTGACGGAAGGCGTACTTGTCAAGGATCTTGATGGCGAACAGATCGCTGTGCTTTTAGAAGATTTGCTGGTCAATAACTGGCTGGAAGTACCGGCAGGATATACATGGGCAACCTATCCAGCGGCAACGACTTGGGCAAACGCCGAAAATACTGGACTCGGTGAGATCGATCAAGGTATTTATGAGCTGCAATCAAGGACAAGTGAAGTCACGGATGTTTATTCGCTGGCCTCAGCTTTGGCCGTGTCTGGCTTTGGCTACTTGTACGAATCCGCCGATGGCCTCATCAATTATGCAGGGGCTACACATCGACAGGATTATCTTGCGAACAATGGCTACACGACTATTTCAGCCAATCAAGGCTTGGCCGCTGGTATTCGCACAGTGACTCAGTCTGGCGACGTGCGCAATGTCATCGCACTCAAATGGCGAGCAGGTACGGAAGAAGTCGAGGATTTAGATTCGATCGCGGTATTTGGCAAGCTAGGGCAATCCATCACGACAACCCTTGAAAAGAAAACAGATGCCGAAGATCAGGCGCAAAGGTATCTGGATCTTAGGTCATATCCACGCGCTAAATTTGAGTCCATCACATTCCCCATCACATCGCCAGAATTGAGCGATGAGCAGCGCGATGCGCTTTTGGGCATATTCATGGGTATGCCAATTAGCTTGACAGACTTGCCGCTCAATATAAATGGCGGTCAATTTCAAGGATTCGTCGAAGGGTTTAGATGGAGCGTATCGCTGAATTCAATACTTTTGACGATAAACATGTCGCCGATCGAATTCTCGCTCGTAGCGATAAACTGGGAGCAGGTCAATGCAGCGGAGCAATGGAACACTCTCAGCAATACACTTACATGGGAAAACGCAATAGGAGCGGTGGCATAAATGGCAACTACTACAAATTTCGGATGGGAAACCCCAGACGACACAGACTTGGTCAAGGATGGCGCAGCGGCTATGCGTACCCTTGGCAATTCGATTGACACATCATTCGTCGATCTTAAAGGTGGCACATCTGGTCAAATCTTGTCCAAGGCGTCGAATACTGATCTCGATTACACATGGATAACCAACGACATCGGTGACATCACAGCGGTCACAGCTGGCACGGGGTTATCCGGTGGCGGTACATCAGGCGCGGTCACTTTAGCCATTGATTCAACAGTAACGACACTCACGGGCACACAGACACTCACAAACAAGACACTGACATCGCCAGTCTTGACAACACCAAGCATCAGCAACATCGACGCAAAGGGTGACTTGCTGGCTGGTACAGCGGACAACACGATCTCACGTCTAGGCGTAGGCGCTAATGGCACAGTATTGACAGCCGATTCAGCCGAATCAACTGGAATGAAATGGGCCACCTCATCGGCTGGTGGAATGACACTGTTGAGCACGACAACCCTTACAGGCTCATCCACATCAATTTCAGTCACGCCAACTGGATACAATCAAATCCTTGTGTATGTTTATGGCGTAACAAACGGATCAAATGGCAATGTATTTCTAGGGTTAAATTCAAATACAACGGCTGGTGATTATGTTCAGTCGTGGCAGGGCTGCGAAGGCACAGCAAATTATGAAGGAACAAATGTCGGTGTCGCTGGTGTAAATGCCATCATTCCAGGGCAAGCAGGCTGGAAAGGTTCAGATGCAAATGGCTTTGCCCAATTTCTTATTCATGCACCTAATTCAACCCATAGAAAACTCATCGATGCTTCTTCTGCATGGCTTTCAGCTAGCGATCTTAATTGCGCACAAATGACAGTCTGTAATTTTATTCAAACGGCAGCTCTTTCATCGGTCCAAGTTAAAACGACAGTCGGAACCTTTACCGCTGGAACAGCCCTAATATATGGAGTTAAATAATGACTAAACCAATGATAAGAATCCACGACGTAGAAACAGGCGAGATTGTAGATCGTGAAATGACGGCTGATGAAATTAAGGCGCACGATGCAGACGCGGCAGCATTAAAAGCGTTAGAAAATGCAAATGCGGCAAAGGCAATTTCTAAGGCTGCACTACTCGAACGCCTAGGCATTACAGCCGAAGAAGCGGCTCTTTTGCTCTCATGACCTATCCAATCGGATCAGCGCCACACGTCATTGAAATTGCAAAGGCCGAAATCGGCACGATTGAAGAAGGCGACAACCTGACGAAATACGGCAAATTTACGAAAGCCGATGGCCTGCCTTGGTGCGGATCATTCTGTAATTGGGTGTTGGCACAAGCTGGCGTCAAGGTTCACAGCCTTGTCAGCACAGCGACAGGAGCTCACAAATTTAAGGAGATCGGTCGCTGGCATGAAGTACCGGCAATCGGTGACTTGGCGTTCATGGATTTTCCACATGACGGCGTCGATCGTATCTCTCACATAGGGATCGTCGTGGCCATCGATGGCAAAACAATCACGACCATCGAAGGCAACACATCCGGCACTGGCGATCAACGCAATGGCGGAATGGTGATGGTCAAGCAGCGCACAGTCGGAAAAGAAGTGGTCGGCTTTGGCCGTCCCAAGTACAAGCCTTACAAGGGCGAATTTCCCATCGTAGAAATCCAAGCACCGAAGAAGGCTGCAAAGCCTGTAAAGGAGAAAAAAACATGGAAGAAATGAAAGCAATGGCAGCAAGCTGGGCGCGCTCATTCATGGCGGCGGCGCTCGCCTTATACATGGCAGGGGAAACAGATCCAAAGACTTTAGCAATGGCAGGAGCGGCAGCGGTCGCACCGGTCATCCTGCGCTGGCTCAATCCAAAGGATCAGGCTTTCGGGTTATTGGGGAAGTGACTCGGAAACTACAGCTGACAGCCTTAGGGATTTTATTATCCTTGGGGCTGTCGGCTTGTAGTTATCAAGGATGGACAAGATATGAGTGCCAAGAATTTGAAAACTGGCAAGCGCCTGAGTGCAATCCGCCACAGTGTAAGGCTCTCGGAGTCTGCACTGAGGACATATACGGAGAGGATCCAAATGGGTTCACGTCATCAAAGACGTCTAACGAATGAGCAGCTCAAAGCTCGTCTGATCGTATTCATCGGAATATGTCTAGCGCTAACATTTTCATTCTCTGTCGCTGGAATGCTTTACGCGTTGATATTCGTGACGCAACCGCTTGGAGATCAAGCGCCAAATGATCGAGCATTCATCGAGCTACTCTCCACACTCACAATCTTTTTGACTGGCGCACTTGGATCTGTACTGGCCAGTAACGGATTGAAAGATAAGGACAAACCGAAGGCAGACACGCCGACAGACACGCAGGATTCTTGACCTTGTCAGACTTAGGCCTCATGCTCTTACATGGGAGCGGCTTTGGTCACGGATCAGGCGAAACACTAGGGTCGCTCCCCTAACAGAAACGGGAGCAAAATGACAACAGAGCAAATCATCGGCTTTGCGCTACTGGCGCAGCTATTGGTCAGCGTGGCCATCTATTCAATGGGCTACAGGGACGGCAAATCCGTCGGCTACCATCACGGCCGATCCGTCGGCATGGCTATGAAAAGGCCGGTCAAATAAATGGGATTTTTAGACAATTACGAAGATGTCGCATCTCGCATCAAAAGATTCTGGCTCGCTTATCCGTCAGGGCGAATCGAAACACACATCATTGATTTCAATGCCGTTGCCGGATACATCCTCATCGAGTGCCGACTATTTAGAGAGTACGAAGATGAAAAGCCAAGCGCCATCGATTTCGGCTTTGGTCGAGTGGAGTCATATCAAGCCAGCATGAAACGCTGGTTCGTCGAGGACACAGTCACATCAGCGATCGGTCGTGCCATCGGACTATTGCTCGGATCGGATACACGTCCGACTCAGGAAAATATGAAGCAAGTCGAAAACATGCCAGCAGCTTTCGTCAATAAGATCGAGTACGATCCTTGGTCGAAGCCATTTGCCGAAGAAGGATTTGCCA